TTCTAGGAATTCATGAAACCTGGTGGTGCCGTTGCCTTCCTTGGTTAATATCTCCCCTCGTCTTGGCGCTATGATGTGTGTCATTGCGTACCGCCTTCTGCGTTGGCTTCAAGTTTCAGGATATTGCGTTTAACCGGATCAGATCCGCTAAACCTTAAAACTCTCTGGTTAGGTATATCGCCCTGCCTGCGCCAAATAGTGCGTTGATTGAATACGCCGATTTTACCATAATTACGGCTGAACTCACTTGAGAAGGTTCTGCCGCCATCTTCTGAGAAGTCCATCCTTACAACTGGGTCTGAACCCTGCCCGGTCGTTAAACCTTCACCAGCCTGCATGAACAATTCTATTTCCCCAAAGAATGACCGCTGACCTTGGTTAGAAAATGGCGAAGTAGACTTAGACCAGAATAAAACATCACCGAATTCATCAAACGTTTCTAGGTCCAGCTCACCAATACGACCGTCAATCTGATCACCGACTAGAAGTTTTCCACCTAACCTGATCATTGAATTTACGCGCCACCGGTTGTCTGTAACTCCTGTTTGGCGCTCATGCCATGTGCTACTGCCTGCTAGTGCAGATGTGGTCGCATCATAAACAAAGGTCTTAGATGGGATTCTGCTCGATGTGAACGTGAAACCAACAAAGAAGTTACCGCCCTCTGCATATGTCCAGCTGAAGGCGTCGGCTAACTCTGCTTCTGTAAATTTCTGTATAGCATTGTCGATAGCGCTCGTTGAGATCTTTTGGACTGAACTTGATCCTGTCACCTTCCAGATTGCTGCCTTTTCATTCCTACCACCGCCAACAAAAACAAACGTGTTATCAAATTCAGCCAGGGTGAATCTGCCATAGACGCCTTTCTGAATGTTTGCGCCCGGTATCCGTTGAAACGGGAAGCCTGATCCACCTACATTCTGGAACAGCTCGATAGTCTCTTCGCCACCTACAAACAGTTCGTTGTGGTTAACATGTAAGGCAACTATCCGATCAGGATTGATTTCTGCCGTGCCGAAGTCGAGAGCGTCGTAGGTAAAGGGATCATTGAGGGCCGAGTTGAAGAACACGCTGCCATCTGCGGCACTGAATACAAAGAAGCCATCTTTGAATACGACTGTTGCAGCAGTGACGAAGTCGATATCTGTGATTTGATCAAGCGTATTTGCAACGTTGTCAAAGGCGAACGAATCACCACCAGGCACGACGATTACAAGAAACTGCCCGTTATTAGCCAGCGATACCCTGCCTGCCCCTGTGATAGCACCAAGGTCTACAATGACGCCGCCTGTAGTTACAGAATAAAGCCGCGAGCCGTTGACGAAATAGCCCACTCCTTTCATCACCTGAGAGCCGCGGTTTGATCCGGCTATGGTCGCGCCTGATACAGCGTGTGTCTTAGTGCCAGGACAGCCGAACAGCGCCCGCTGGTTTAGCGCTGTGGCCTGCGGGATGACAGGGTATAGATTGATGCACCTTTGCGCCGATAGTGGCAACGACGCGCTCTCGTAGAACCCTGTGCCTATTTCCAGCTGAACGCGGGGCATTAGTCGAACTCCGGCTGAATGCTGATTGAGCTTGGTTCTTCATCCCAACCTAGAATATTCTCAAGGAATACCGCTGCTTTAGCCGTGACACTCTGAATCTTAGCAACTGGTGCGTCATAATCATCAGACAACCGAGCCGCTAAGTTATAGATGACTGCTTGTAACCACTCTACCGGAATATCTAGGTTGTTCTCTTTGTCATCAATGTCTTCAATTGGTCGTTCGTATGTGATACGAACAAAATCATCAATGCTCGATGCGGTCTGCCATACATAAAAACGACCATTCCCAAGCTGGGGAGAATAGTAATACTTAACTACTGTTCCTTGGTTCTCTTTATTAGGCTGATTGAAGTAGTCAAACCGGCTAAATTGGGTCACTTCGATCTCTGAATCTACGGCAAAAGTCTTTCGACGCGCACCAATAACACGCAAGGGACGTTGAATCAGGTTGGTGAAGGTGAAAACCGTGTTGCCCGATGCCACAGCTGACGGAAGGCCTACGGCTATAGTGATCGACACCCCCGGATCAATAGAACTGATTGTTGACCAGTGCCTAGTGCCATCGTCTAGGGCGATGCCTGCATTATCATTAACTGCCATGCCGATAGTGCTAGAAACAGGGATTAACACATCAGTGGCGACGGTTGCCACATCGGTGGTGGTGCTAACAAAGTCGTCAAGGTCTGTTGCTTCGTCGCCTGTAGGGCCTAGGAAGTAATCTGTCTTGCCCTTATCGAGAAAGATCACGCCTTCTCGCTTAGACCAGAGATGCAACCCTTGACCCTGCCAAGCCTTAAGCATGATATTCAGTTCATCTAGACCATCTTGGATCTCAGACGCCTGCAGGTTCTGCTCAGCGACTTTTACACCGATTTTGCCAAAGGCTTTTTCAATTACCTTCTCGGCAGTAAAAGTGAAATCCACACTTCCGCTTGTAGCCATTACAGATCGTCCGGTGTCGGGTTATCAGGGAATTCATCGGGCGTTCGAACTCGTGTGTCATCTACCGCTATTTTGTCTGTCCGGCCTTTGATCTTTAATTGAGGATGCGCAGGATTCCAATTGCGCTTATGGGTCATCAAGCCTTTTTGTGTACCGCTGAGCTTACGCATTTCGGAGCGTTTATGCTTAAAGCCGGTGATATCATCAATCGCGTTAGAATCACCGAGCTTTAGATTATTCCTGCGATTCTTGCGACGCATTACTTAGCCTTCGGCTTGGCCTTCTTGCCACCTGTGTTCTGCGGCTGATTAGGCTCAATCTGAGAACCTTTCTGTTGTTGTTCTGTTTCACGTAGACGGGACATAGATCACCTCAAAGTAGGGTGCCATCCTTGGCAAGAGAAACTATTAAGACGCCTGGATTGAACTGATAGACGTTGCGCTCGCCGCTGGGCCGTTTACGAACACGCCGGTAGTGGTTGATAGGGCTGTACACCCGACTTCCATACCACCCTGGACAACGATCACGCCCTGAGTCTGCGCACTGTCAAACTTGATAGCCTGTGCAGGATCAGCAGAACCTAGCACCGCATTGATATAGGTGCAGTTCTTGAGCAACAACATCCGCTCGATATCAGTTGCACCAGTGCCGTGAAGCATCGAAGCCGCTGTCGAGGTGGTGTTGATCGGGAACAAGCAATCCTCAAAGATCACATCTCGGGCAACCTTGCCTGCGATAGTAACCCGGTTGAACTTAACGTTAGGCCGGTTAACAGTCACTTGATGAACCAGTGAGCCGATAGAACACCGCAGATAATACGATGAGTCACCGTTACACAGGAGGACCGCAGACGTTACCTGATTGAGATCCGTAGACTTGATCAACTCGCAGTTAGTCATCTGGGTAAACTCGCCACCATCCGCAAAGGCATAGAGGCTAGTCGCCAAAGTATCAGCAGAATCGAATTTGATGTTGGTAAAGGTATTACCGACACCTGTATTTTTAACGATTGCGATTGCTGACCCGGTAGTGACGCCCATAGTCCAACGGGTACGCTGACCGATATAGCGAGAACCACCGCCCAAACCTACAAAGTGAATGCGGCTTTTGGTCAGGTCAAGCTGATCGTTGGTTGTAGACGTAGAGTGCTCAGAGTTACCAGCCATCAGAATAACTGTGTTGGTGTCTGTCACAGCCTTATCGACCGCCTGTCCAACTGTCAGAAAAGCGTTTTTCCGGTCCTTACCGTTGTTTCCGCCGGTAGCATCAGGATCAACCCAAATATACTCACCGAACGTGGTTGGAACACTCGCGCCCACTGCGGGAATGCCGAAGCTCGACACACCATTAGGAAAATTAGTTAAATTGCCCATTTATACCACCTCTATATTTAAGAAGCAGTGAGCGCCGGGAAGCGCCCACCAGTATTGTTACACGCCTTCACTCGCATAAGCGCCGCGTGGATCTGACCAACCGTAACTTTCACGATAGTCAGCCTTGAAACGAGCATTGGAAGTACCAAAGTCGTTATCCTGCTCGAACCGCACCTCTTGACGAAGCTTATGCCCCATGCCGTCTGGCGCATTGGTCTTGATAAACCAGGCAGTGTCAGACGTCAGATAGTTATTAACCATGTGACCAGCAGGCAGCATTCCAGTAGACCGGAGTGCGTTCACTGCATTATTGCCTGTGTCATTTTGAAGTACCGAATTAAGCACTCGCTCAGCTTCAAATCCCAGCTTTGGCGGTACGATCAGACGTTCACCTCGCAATGCGATACGCAGACCTCGAGGATCGGTTGCCTCGTTGATGACGATCAGCAGATCTTCAAGCGCAGTCTCACTAAACGCAGCCGCAACTGCCAGCTCGTTAGCAAAGGTCGTGCTATCAGATGGGCCATTGACGTGAAGCGAACTAAACAGCTCGACACCATCGCCGCCAGTCATCAGGAAGGCAGAGTTAAAGCCTCGGTTGTAAACGTTGGCCGCTACTACTTCACGAGTCTGAGCCATTGAGAAAGCCAACGCCCGCGCCCGACGAGTAAACAGGTTATAAAGGTTATCCTCCATCGCTTCCCGCGTGACAATAAAGCCTTTGGCATATGTCAGGTTGGGGAACTTAGGAGAGAAACCTTCCTGTTGAGAATCATAAGCAACGCCCGCGCCTTCCTGCTTAACAGGGGCTAGACCGAAACCTTCGAACTGTTGATCTTGCTCGAATGCTTTATTTGATTGCTCGGTATCGAACAACATTGTGCGCTGAATTTGATGCTCTTCATACGCTTGCCCGAATACATTTGCTACGCCTTCGACTAAAAGGCGCGAGATATTACCAGTTGTGATTACACCAGCCATGATCTGCCCCTTATACGCCTACAGCGCCGTTGATGGTGGATTCGTTGATACGAACGATTAGAGTCGTACCTGCGGCAGCGGGGAAGGTGATATCCCCAGAGTCTTTAACACCAACGACCCGGACCTGCTCAGTAGTAGACGCAGCGTTTCCAGTGGTATTAACGACCATGTTTGAATTGACCAAACTACCGGTTGCGGATGCAGCAGTGACGGTTACAGGCAAGTTACCGCCTACGTCATTGAGTGCGAACGTACCGCCAAGGGTTTCGGCTTCGAGCAGCATGTCAGGATCAACAGCTACCTTTACGGTGCCTGCAGTGGAAGCCGCAAGACCTTTAGCCTCAAGATCAGAGATGTTTGTATCAATCGCAACGATGACACCAGTAATTAGATTACCAGTACCAGCAGTGATTGCGTCAACTTCGGAAAGACCTGTTGCAGCTTCTAGGTTGCCAGTCTCAACGACTAGATCACCTACTGCCAACAGAGTTGCGTGCGTCGCGTCAACCGCGAACGTTTGGACTTTGCCCGTGTAGCCTTGCCCGGACAAATCCTGAATAGGCCTGAATCCACCAGCCATAATAGAATCCTCAAATTGAGTAATCAAAAATAAGCCCGCAATGGGCAAACGTTTAACTAATCAATCGGGACATCTATCCGGGTATTGATTAGGGGCTGAGTGCATCTACATCTCAACCACTAAAGTGACTATCGGGACTCTGGTGCGCCTATGTTCTTACGCATAATTAAAACGGCGTGAGGCCCTATGCGTGTATTCTATATCACAATGCTATTTAAAACACTATTCCTTAAATTATCTCCCTCTCCACAACGCTCTGCTGTCCTTTCGGAACATACTCACTGTCACCCAATGCTTGGATATTACCCTGCGTCGCATCAATGTTCCGCGCCTGCTGTGCGGCCATATCCTCATCGTATAAGTGTTGAGGGATTTCCATCAGTACATGTGTGTTGCCCTTGCCTGCGGCTACCGTCCAATCTGATCCATCCTCACGCTTAACAATATCCCACCATGCGGCCTGCATTCGCTCCAACATTCCGGGGTGATCTGGGCCAGTGATTGAGAAATAGCGCTTATAACCTTCTCGCTGTGGTGCTGATAGTTTGTTACCTGATCCCATCGGTACGCGGGCAGGTCGGGCTGAGTTACGTTCGCCATCACGGTTAGGAGTACGCGGCTTTGGTCCTGGCTTCATTATGATTTCCTCGCATCTGCAACTGATTTCAGAAACTGCTGCTCATCTTTGAACATCGACTTACCGAACAGCTCGTATTCGCGTGATTCTTGGGCTGTAAGGTCGTTCATCGATAGTTCTTTGCCGTTACGCTGTCGTTGGCGCGGCTGTAGGCTCTGCTCAGTCATGGTTGCACTCTCTCTGCGAGGGTTTGTCTGTTGTTGCTGGTCTGGATACAAAAGGGCTAGCTTATTGCTCACTTCTTTTAGAGCGGATTCATACGTTGCATTGGGCTTATTCGCTGCAATGTTATAGAAGGTATTAGCCTGAATGGTTCGCTCGTTATTTGGATCCTTTATCCATTCTCCTTGATCAGCCTCCCACGCTGCAATCTCAGGTGCTTTTGCTGGTGCGGCATCCACAGCGGGAGGCGCTTCTTGTGCATCGATCTGTGTTTGAAGCTGGTCATACTTCTGGGTATCGGCTTCATCAACCGCTTGGCGTTGCTGCGCTTTCAAATCAGCAATTTCGGATTGCCGCTTGCCCTCATGGTACCTGTTAAGGTTAGCAAACCGATCATCAGCATCCTTCTGTACTCGTCGGGTTTCAGTCTTGGCCGCTCGCAAGTCTCCTTGCATCTCGCCGTACAGGTTGTATTCCCCTGCGGTTTTCCAGTTCTCAGGATTACCTTCAAACTGATCTTCCGGGCGCCATCCATCATCCCATGCCTTTTGCTCTGCCGGGGATAGATCGGGTTGCCCCTCTTGCTGATCTTCCTGCTGCTCTACCTCATCAGGCAACTGCTCAGCGCCTAGCGCCTCTTCAATCTGTGCTTCAGACATTGTCATTCTCCTTAAGGGCGCTACCCTCTTCTGTGTCCGTTAGGCATACCCCGTCAAAAGGCCAGTCTGATAGTATTAACCGATCTTCGCTCACCGAGGTTGTTGCAGCATATACCTTGCCATCGGTATGAATGCACACCATATCTCCCGCCCTAAGTTGCTCTCCTGCTATGAAAGTCATGTGTCATCCTCCAACTGCTTCTGCAGCATGGTTAGAAACTCTCCGTTAGCTATACCCATAATGTCCTGGTCGCTGACGTATCGATAATTTTCAAACTGCTTGTCGTACTCATGCGCCCGAGTGAACTTGCCATCGTATCGGGTTGATAGCTCGACCAGATCGCCCTCTTTAACGCCCCAATCTTTCGGAGACTCACAACCGGCATAGCCCTTATACGCTGTAGGACCAAACGCAATGATGCGGGCAATGTCACGCCCTTTACGCTCTCGCTCTACCTCAGCCTCAGATGAAGCCAGGATAATGCCGCCGCTTGATTGGATTTGTACGGGGATTATTTCTACCAGCACGTTATAGCCGAGTGGTGATACAGGTGGGTTATTCATTAATCAGCCTCCGCTAAGGCGATTTCATAGGCTTCTGCAAAGGCTTCGATCCCTTCGCGTTGCCCTTCGTTTCGTGCTGTCTGCATGGCCGTCTGGTCTGCAGTGTCTCGCAATGTTGATTCTTGTGCTAAGACTTCAACCTGCTCCTGCGTTAGCTTAAATATTGCTCTGGTTACGGGGTGGCTGTTCCACTCCTGTAGGTCCGCTTTGGTTAGTACCATTGCTTAGCCTCCTACGGCTATTTGTGGTGAACTGATAATCTATATGTAATCGCCAGCTTTGGCGCTTTGAGAAATTCAGCAACAACATTCACGCTAGGGAATTGCCGCCAATCGGTCACTGCCTCTCTAATCCTGATCGCCTCTCCTTCCGGCTTTTCTGCCTCTTTGGCTAGTATCAAGCCCGATACTCTATCCTCAACAATCGTGATGATTTCGTTTAGTAATACCAACCAACCGTTCATCTTGGCTTCTGTTGTCATGATGGGAATATCAGACGTATAGTATCCATAGGTGAGGTATTTACCACCCATAGAGTCGTAGCAGGTTTTTGTTCCTATGATTGAGTCGGGTCTGCTTTTGAAGTGCTTCTCTAGGTTCTCATTGAGAAACGTTGTTGCTACTTGATACTGACTGTCCATCATTCAACCCCTGTGGTTGGTTTAACTGCTGCAGAGCCTGCTGGTTCTGCAACTCCTGGTTATCTAGCTGGAGTGCCGTGGTATAGGTACTCACTGCATTTTTTTGGTCCTCGCTCTCTGCTTCTTCCAGAGTCTTGATGGTCTTCGCTTCGTTCAAGGTAACTTCGGAACTACCCTTGTCCAAGTCCATCGCTAGCTTAGCGTCTTCTCGTGCCTGCTCTCGCTCCAATGCTTCAGCCTGTGCCGCCGCGATCAGATCCAGACGCTCTTGCTCACCGAGGATAAGCTGCTCAAGCTGTGGATTCTCTGCCAGTAGCCGTTGCAAGCGCTCTTCTGGTGCTTCCTCTGGGAATACCTCATCGACTACGCTTGAACCGATAGCCTCAAGGAATGATTTGTATAGTGGCCGTGCGTCAATGCCTACCAATGCCAACTTGTCAGCGATTGATACCTCGGCGTTCGCCTGGAAGATCCGCTGTGTCTTGGTGCTGATCTCTGGGTTGGCGACCGGGACAATATCCATACCACGTAGGTTAAAGTCTTGTGCGAAATCTGCCTGTGGGTCGTCAAGGATATCTTGATACTGTTCAGGGTCGGCAAACTTAGCGTTCAACTCAAACAGCTTGCGAAACTCTGACGACATAGAGCGATAGATACGCTTCACGATAGCGCCTGTGCCCTGCATCTGCTCATCGATTAGAGCTAGGGTAGTGCCTACTGGTGCATTAGTTCCTAGAGCGCCCTTGAGGTCTGCTGAGGCTGCTAGCTCCTGAACATCGGCTTTCATGAATTGCATTAGGGCCAACAAGGTCGGGCTTGGCTCCTTGAATGGTAAAGGCCTGATTCCGTTCTGCAGGTCTTGAGCGCTAATGCCTGTCTGTTTCCACTCACCAGGCTTGAACGAACTCGATCCCATCTTCTTACGGAATCCGCGTGCAACCCATCCGCCTTGTAAGTTTGCCAACGTACCAGCATCTACTAATTGGTTAGTCGTAGTATTGATTCCTGAAACGATGGCGCTCAATAGATGCGTGTAACCAACGTCTAGGAACCCGCCCTGTGGGTCATGCATAAAGCCATACTTGGTGATCTGGATATTCGGGCTAATACGTACCACTTCACGCTCTCCCGTTGTCGAGGGCAAGCGGCCCCCTTGCATCAGTCGATCAAGTGTTGAGGCACGGTTGTTCTGCTCATCCTTAATCAATACGTCTTTAGGTTCAAACCTGGGCATGATGCGAACGACTGTACCGGTCGACTCTTGGAACACGAAGGTATAAGGCTCTTCGTATCCATCTCCATCAAGATCGAAGTATCCGTCCTGTTCGATGAAGCTGGTGAACTTATCCGCTGCTGATTCTTCGTCAGTCTCGTCCTCACGATCACCGAAGTTTATGTCAATGTCTAGCCAAATGCCTTGGCGTTGCTTCTCGATAATCTCATTTTTAGAAAAGTCATGGATCTCGCTGAATCGACGTAAGCGGGTAATTGAGTCTGTATCTTGGTTGACTGCAAAGTTTGGATATTTGACCAGCTTAGATGTGTTTCGCCCTAGCTGAGCATCGAAGAAAGTTTTCTTGAACTCAGCTCCGACATAAGGAAGTCTGTATATAAGTTTTTCGTGTTCGTCTCGCCATTCCGGCATATCAACATTAAGCTGCCAGTTGCCAAATTCTGATATCCGTTCACCCCGTTCTAATTTCAGCCCTTCCGGGTCTTTACCAATAACCTTCGGCTTCATCAGATTGTAATCACGCAGTAATTCAGATGATGCACGATCACTGAACTTAAGCGCGGCTTTGTTCAATTCAGGGCTCTTAAAGTTAGCAGCACCATCCCAAGGCGTCGATTTTGATTGTGTCTCCTGCTTAACCAAGTCAAGGCCGAAGTCTACCAACTCAATCCAATCCGTCATTGAATCCTGATCAGCCTCATATCCTTCTTTAGCCTGCCGACCAATCTTTAGCAGCGTGTCATCATCAAACATGTCAGCGATGTTAGGCTTAGGACTGAAGATGGTTTCGACCTCTTCACCCTCTTGCGACTGAGGCTGAGACGCCAGGAACATGTCAGCGAGAAGCTCAACGCCTTCAAGCTCTGTGATGTCCCGGTCTTCCTCTCGGTCTAGTTCCTGGTCTTCTACATCGCTGCTAATGATTGCCATTGCTTATGCTTCCATTATTCTGTTTTCTAGGTAGAAACGTATCTTTACAGGATTATTATACAACTCGGTTGGTATTAATCGCGGTACAGAGCTACTTTGGTCTGGCTGAGCTAGGCCAAGAAGAAACAATATATCCATATCAGTACCCCATCACCTGCATGGCGATCTTATCCCGTGTGGCTCTGGCGTTGTTCATCAGTTCGACGAATAGAGGATCAGGGCCAGTTGCCGGTGTGTATTGGGCGACAATGCATTTCCCGTAATCTTCAAGCTTTGTCTTCTTTGATACTTCTGCCATATCAATACCCCATCACCCCGACCTCTGAGAAGTCGTCTTCTTCATCATCCCAATCGTCGTCAGATGATACTACAAAGCCCCCGGCAAAACCTAAAGCCATGTATTGCTC